TAAAAGAAGCATTTGTCCCAACAGAAATGGGTGATGCTACTCTTAAGAACGTATATGAACAAGAATTTAAAAAGCCAGAATTATCAGAAAGCCGTGAAGCCGTTATTGTAAAAAAAAGACCAACCGGAAGACTAGATTTTCCTACAGACAATGAAAAAAGTTTTATGTCTGATTGGTAGGAAGATCAATAATAACTTGACAAGAAAGGAAAAGTCATGTATACTTATGGTAAGGAATATATTATGGGACTTATGAAAAAACAAGGCGAAGTTAGCCCTGTTCCTGATGGCGCTCTCCATCGTGAAAAGGACGACCCGATTATTGCAGGTCCAATTGAGCGCGATAAGCTTAATGTTAGTATGCCTCGTAAGCCCGATCCCAAAAATAAATTCGATCCTGCTGTATTTAAAATGGCAGATCAAAAAGACTATTAATAAGGAAAGCAAATGCCTCCTGATAACATGCTTGGAGATATTCCCGGCGTATTAATTGCTGACGAATCTAGTTCAAATGTTGTTGGTGCTATTAAGTCTAAATTTAATAGTGCTGAAACAGGACGACTTCAG